GGAAACAGCATGGCTCCCATTTTTTATGCCTACGAACAAGGGCTTTCCAGACGTTCACGTCTTTGGAAACAACCCACCCTCTGGAAAGCAACTGCTCCAGTCGAAACCAGAGGGGCAATTTTGAAAGAAAGGTCGGTGATATGAATGGCAAAGTTCCAGAACCCCGGAGCGTTCTTCCTCGGAACTCTGGTTGCTCAGGAGCAGAAGTTCCTGAAGCCGCTGATTGAAAACGCCCGCAAGCATGGGTACACCCGGTTTGTTGAGCCGTGCGCCGGCGCTTTCGCCATGTCGCACATCGCGGCGCAGTGTGGGTACAAGCCCAGCGAGATCGAGGCCAGTGATGTCTCGATGTTCACCTCCATCATGGGATATGCCATCACGGGCCGGTCCCTTGAGGAGCTGGAAATCAGAGCGGACGGCTTCACGAATGAGGAGCTGCTTGACCCTGCGGTTGCGCTCTATGCGCAGTTGTACCTGCGGACTGTGAAGAACGCCGGGAAGGAATATTTCTACGGCATCATGCGCGATCTGGAATACCGCAAGGAGGAGCATCTGGCGGAAATCCGCGCACAGCTCGACAGAGCCAAGCAGTCCCTCCACGGCATGAGCTACCGCCCGCTGGATATGTGGAAGCACCTTGAAACGTGCTATGATGACACCCACTGCCTTGTGGTTGCAAACCCGCCCACCTATGCCGCTGGATTCGAGAAGTGGTACGACACCGGCGGGCGCATGACGTGGAAAGAGCCTGAGTACGGCATCTTTGACCCCAAGACCGGGTTGAACGATCTGTTCGACAAGATGAAGGATGCCAAGTGCCTGCTGATGTGCTATGAGGAAAACGCCCCGGGCCTCACTGCCGGGCATCCCGTCTTTGCCCGGTATGGTGTCCGCGACGGCATCAACGTGTACCTGACTACCAACCGCCCGGATGAGGCGACCATGCTTGCCGAGGGTAAAATGATTACCCGCCCGAACGAGGGCAAGCTGGAACCTCTGGATTGCAGCATCCTGCCGCGTGATTATGAAATCACCCGCAAGAGCAAGATTCAGATTACCCAGATCGAGCGCACCGCCGCCCAGTATTACAGAAAGCTCTGGACGCACAACTTTGTCGGTTCGTCTGCGCCT